AGTCTTCAATGGCTAAATCTTCTTGTAAACCGCTCAATACAATAACGCTTGAAAGCACTTCAGAAGAATCATAGACAATTGAATACTCATTCATGATGTCGGCTTTTTTGATAGTAGTGGTTGCTGTGGCTCCCTGGTTGATATACCGGAACGAATACCGGCCATCAGGCTCAATCGTGACATTACCGAAAGCGGACAAAGATGCCCCTGAGATTATCTGGTCGCCACGCTTTAACGGCTCATCTGCCCAAATTGTCAAATCAGGAGCAAGCGCCGCCGCCGCGTTCCAGGCTGTCGTGTCAAAATAAGTATCATTGAAAGCAATATTAGTATCGGCAAGCAGGATAGTTTCTTTGATGACTGTTAACGCGTCGATCTCTACCCAGAAATCATCGATCTCAGTATCAAATATTTTCCGTCTGTCTGATACCGTTAGATTGGCATAGGTTTCTGATATGGTCGCCGCTTCAACATAGCCGGTATAAATATTCACAAACGTGCTTATATTCATGTCCTGAAAGCCGTAGTATATCCGCACTTTGGAGCCGAGGATATTATAATCTTCAAGCAATGTATCAAGGTCACCGTCGGCATTTATCAAAGTAATCCCAGAGGATGAATATTTCAGTATCCCGAAAAACTGCAAATCCCTAGATGACGCAATCGCCGGGAGTGAAAACAGTCGGCCCTCATATGGAACACTGGCGCCAATCGGCGTGAATTCAGTTGTCGCAAACCTTCCCGCATATCCAGCATCAACGCTGTCAACGTGAATGAGTATAACCGGCTGGCTGACCGCCTTGGTTATTTCATCCGCAAATGCCATTACCGTTCTTCCTCAAGCATAAGACTCCACGTCCACACCATTCGTCTGGTATGTAGAAACTCAAAGTCTCCATCAATGCTGACGTAACACGGCTCCACAAGCTGGAATGATCTGACCGTATCAAAATTACAGAATATCATGCTGGAATGATTACCGACCGCATCGAACATCGTAGTAAGGCTTTTAATCATGGCCTCCTCAGTCGGAGGGAATGATAACTCAAAACGTCTCCAACCTGCACCGATAACAGACCATTTATGCCTGTCCTTCCCATGAATCACGGTGTCAGATCGCTTCTTGGTAACCTTGAAATCAAGCAAACTTGACGGGCTAATATCAAGATATTGCCCGATCCACGGCCTACCGATTTCTATGTATGCGTCTGTGTTGTTCGGGTCACTCAGTGAAAACTTGACATACTGTTTTGTCGTGCGTGTCATAAAATACAGTATCGTTTCCTTATCCCATGTCATCGTACTTTGAATTATGCTACCGCCGGTTGTCGTGTAATTCCATGTATCATAATCGTTGGCCTGAAAGGTTATTGTCGCGCCCTCTGACAAGTTATGTCCCATCAATGCCACGGTGTCAAAATCAAACTTTCCCTGATATTCTAAGTCAAGCATGGCTGTTCTACTTGCGAGCGCGTCGGTCACGTCGTCAGATGAGGTGATTGTTTCGGTGAGTAGACCGCCGTAGATTCGGAGGTATTCATAACTAGAATTGGCTCTTAACGACCCCGTTCCGTCCCACCCAACAGATAAAGTCGGGAATGTTGAACTCTTTATATCAGGTGTCGTACTCCATGTAGTATCCTCTGCCATATTTCCATCTTCTGTTATTACTATAAATCGCGATGTATTTGTACCAGATGTCGTATCGATAGACCCTGTGATTCTGATTCTTTGATTTATATCAAGAAATGACGATCCATCATCAAACTGACTTGATAACATTGAGGCGTTATTTGTCCCATCTTTATATCTGATAATCAGTTTATCTATTGATGGATCATATTGTAATCTGAAAAAATTATTTGCACCAATGAGCCAAGTTGCAACCCTTTTAAACTCACTTGTATCATACGCAAACTTTGGATCAATCATCATATCAAATATAAACTTGTCCGGCATGACAAACGCCTGATCAATCACATCGGCGGAGTGAGTACCAGACACGAATGGATACATGGTCATCTGGTCGCTATCGATTAGTTGCACTTCTGTCCAGTAGGTATATTCAGCATCGATAGAATTGTTCGATCCTAGGCATTTCACTTGCACATCATCAGTCAAGTTCCCTAATGCGTCACACTGAAAAAAAAGCTGTAATGTTTCTGCATCGATCCATGTATAATCTATTAGAGTCCCTTTAGTCGCAACTGCGGGTACTGAGCCATAATTATCAAAGTCTGGCGTTAATGCAAATATATTTACACCGCCTGTTGAATTCAATATTGTGATTTGTGCCGTATTCCCTGTACTCGACCCCTTCCTTAATATCACGCTTCCTGTCAATACGAGGTTTGTGAACGATGTCGTGAATGCCTGATATACAAATCCAGCATTTGCACCGCTATTGATAACTCGAGTAAACGCATTCCCATTGATTGACAATGCTGTTGCCGCGTCGGTGCTGTTCGTGTTCGTCCAATTTGCTGTAGTCAAATCAGTTGGATCAGCAACAAGATTCGTATAAGCATCACCGATGAAATTAGGCTCACCGCCTGCGTCAAAAATCAAGCTCTGCGAGGTTGCCGCTGTTGACCGCCACCGTGTTGAAAGCCGTTGGTCCTGCATGTTCGCAACAGGGTAAGCCGCGTTTGTGGTCAGTGCTGTCATGTTCGTTGCTACCAGATCATCAATTAAATTGTCATATATAATTCTCATACTACCGCCCTCGCTGATATTAAGACTGTCCCGTTTCTACTCGCCGGGAATATTTTTTCAAGTATAGGTTTACTATCAAGCATCACCTGTAAATGTGTCATGCCTTCAGAGTTGCTTGCCATGGCATTTTTTTCAAGGAAACTTTCAAGCCTATCAAGTGGGAAAACTACCTCAGGAATCCCGGCTTCCGCTATTTTCGCAATCGTACCGCCCACTTTCGGCATAACAACTCCACCGGCGGCAAGCTGAACCGGAGCAGGAATTGATATTGATGAAACAATCCCTTCAAGTGATGAGAATTGAGATTCAATTGCTGCAATGGATGCTTTTCCGGATTTTGTCCAACTAAACGGAACGTCGCTTATCGCGGCGGCTTCGGCAATCCCGATTTCTGCAATTTTTATAGCTTTATTATTTATTGCTAATTGATATTCAAACTGCGCCCGCGCGTTCATGTAATCCTTTTCTGCTTGTGCCTGTTCATCGAGAATTAACTGTCGTTTTGTTGCGAACTCTTCCTCGATCGTTAGCCTATCAAGTGTCGCCTGAACCCCGGCAAGTTCTGTTTCTTTTTCAATAGCCGTTTTTCTCCGACCGGCTGCCCATAGGTCACTAACTTCCTTTTGTAGTGCGGCCTCTTTTTCCTGTGCCTCTTCCATTGGTGTTTTTACACCATACCCAGCGGCTTCAAGTGCTACCTGTTCTTCTTTATCAAGATCAGAAAGCTTTTTATCGCTAATCTTTTTTTCATGCTTATATAATGTATCCAGATTTTTCATCTGTACTGACAGCATCATATCACTGATTTCAAGAACTCTATTGGCGATTCCTTGCTGTACTGCAACTATCCTATTTTGATATTCTTCAACTGCACCGATGGCCGTTCCTACAAGCCCCAGAAGTTCACCAGCAACAACTGTTTCGATTGATCCTGCTTCTTTCCCAACTGCTGAGACAGTATTACCAAAATATGTAAATGCACCCGCAATGTCTCCAGATATCAGGTCTGCAACTGCTTGGCCCAATGATTTTATGGTTTCCAATGAATCTATTTGTTGATCGAATAAGTCTTTTTGTACTTTTTGTTGTTCTATTTGTTCTTCTGTTAGTTCTTCGGTTGCATCCGTAAGGTCATCAGTAGCAGTTATAAGCTCTTCGGTAACGGCTGTTTCATCTTTAATTCCATCGATTGCACTATTCCGGAACTCTTCCTGCTTATCCATAAAAGCGGTTTCTTTTCTATTTGCCTCGTCTCTAATTTTTCTAGTTACAGCTTCAGCATCTTCTAACAATTTAAGCCTATCGAATTGTACGCCTAATTCTTTGTTTTGATCTTTTGTAAACCTGATCGATTCAGATGCTGAATGTACCCCTGCTTTCACTTCTCTTTCATGCAGTTCAAGTGCGTCCTTCCGCATCTTAATTTTGAGTTTTGTCCCTTCGATGTCCTTTAATACTCCGGATGTAATTAAAGTATCTATATTGGCTAACCGCCGAATAATGTTTTCCTGCGTTGCACTGATAACCGCATGTTCTTGCTCTGCCGCTTCAGCAAGCCGTTTTTCTTCTGTTGCAGCATCGGCTTTCTTTTTTGCAACTCGATCCATTGCCTCTTGAATTCGCTGTTGTGTTGCCTCTCTTACTGCGTCTGCTTCGGATTGTTTTCTTGCGGTTTCTTCAACTATGGATTTGTTTTCTCTCTGTGCCCTAACGATATTTCTAGCAATTAATAATTCTTTTTCTAATATCTGTATGTCGAATAAGCTGTATTTTGATCCTACCTCCCCGACATCTTTTTTTATTATTTTTAGTTGATTTTCAAAATATCCCAGTGCCTCGATGTTTTCATCTAGCGATTGATCATATGTCACGTTTCTATTTTCTGCAAACTCAGCAGCGGCTTTTTTTGCTTTATTTAGCGCAGAGACGACAAGAAGTATCCCAGCGGCAACAGCGGCCCCGGCCAAAAATAGAGGATTCGCCAACATTGCTACATTTAATTTGATAACGCTTGCTTTTAATAAGACAAACCCTGCTCGCAATTTCGGCAGAACAAGGACAAGTTTCCCAATTCCCAATACAACCGGCCCAACTGCGGCGGCAACAAGACTGAACGTTATGATCGCCTTTTTTTGTTCGTCGTTAAAATTAGAAAACCGCTTTGCAAATTCAGTCAGGTTTTGGGTGATATCCTTCAAAGCAGGTAACAGCACTTTCCCGAAACTGATTCCAAGTTGAACGGCCTCATCTTTGAGCGTTGAAAGTTGCCCGGTTAATGTCTGGCTCCCTCGCTCCATACCACCGAAAAATTGACCACCCTCTGAAGCGGCAGACTTGAAAGCATCGGCTAGTTCATCTGCTGAGATAGCGCCGTCCTCCATCCGCTTTTTCAACTCAAGCATGGACTCGCCGGTTTTATCAGCGATTACCTGTAGAGGATTGAAACCGGCATTGATCATCTGCAAAAGATCCTGGCCCATCAACCGCCCGGCACTGGTAGCCTGTCCATAGGCAAGAGAAAGGCTTTTCATTCGCTCCGCATTACCGCCGGACACATCGCCGATAGCCTGGAGTGTAGGCATTATATCTCTTGATTCAACACCAAACTGAATCAGCGTTTGTGTTGCTCCGGTGAGGTCTTTTAATCCGAAAGGTGTTTTTGCGGCAAAGTTTGTCAGATCTTTGAGCATGTTTTTGGCGGCTTCCGCGCTTCCAAGCATAGTCGTAAAAGCGGCCTCGGTCATTTCTATATCAGCGGCGGCCTTAACCGATGCGGCAGCTATTCCCAGGATTGGGAGGGTTACAAATTTAGTAAGGGATTTGCCAGTTTTAGCTAATGTCTCAGATGCTTTTTTAAATCGTTTTTCGACATTATCCATGGACTTGTCGAAATTGGAATTGTCACCGAGTATTCTAACAACCATATCTCCGATTTTAGTAGCCATCAAATACTCCCATATTTATGCCGCATATCTTCAGCCTGTTGCTTCTCTTTCTCGGCCTCATTAACCCCATCTAAAATATCATCTCTTATCTTTTTTAACTCACTTGCGCTTTTATTTGCAAGTTTGCTTTTCCCTTCTTTACCGTTTTTTATATCCATTGCCTTATTATGATACATAACAATCTGTCCAATCGTCATATTCCACAGCAGATATTCTTTTGTTGCCCACGGGAAAAGCATTGCCATTGACACGAACAGGCGACCAAGTTCTATTTCGTTTTCTTCTTCTGAACCTTGGCCGCCTTCTGAGGGATTTCGATTCCGGCGTATGCCTGCGTTAACGCATCCTGTATTGCACTAGACATAGCGCCGAGCTGTTGCGGACTAACATTCCCTTTAAACCACTTCTCATCAAGTTCTGGATGCTCCCAGGAACAGAAAGCTACACACAATCTGACCGATAACTCGAAAGCCTTTTTAGCCTCATCGCCGCCAGCCTGTACGTCTTGCCGATTAAGACCGACAATTTCTTGCATGATAATATCAATGTCAAACGTTATCCCGCAAGGAATAAACGAAACATCAACTTCATGTCCACTGAGTTTAATAACCTTTTTATCAGGTCGTAAAACATCCAGATCAATTACATTCATTTTATGCCACCGTTTTTGTAAAGATTGTACCCGCAGTCAAATACTGCTTTGCCGTAATACTGAAAGTATACACGTTTACAGGGTCGGTGTCATTATCTGATTTCGGCGACATTGACCATCCACCATTGAGAAAACAGTTGTTTAGAACAAAGGTCGTGGTCTGTGTTGATCCAGATGCAAGCTTCCTGGTATTGACCAACTTGATACCTTTGGCTGTGAGTACGGTTGTCTGTCCACCGACTGTAGCGCTGCCACTGGTTCCGGCCATTGAACCACCGCTCAATATAGAAAACGATGAACCGTCATACTCGATAACCTCAAGATCAACCGTTGCCGTCTCTCTTGCGATTCCCTGAATCGGGTCGACTGCATTAGCGGCCTGACTGGTAAAGTTTTCAGGATTGTAAGAAAACCCCGAAACGTTCCCAGCTCCCATGTTTACCCATGTACCCGCGGCAGTTGTTCCCGCCGCTGTAGCTACATAGATAGCGTAGTTTCCGACCTCGACTTTTGAATCGGTAACCGTTGAATTCTGATAAATTGCCATACTTCCTCCATCTTAGGTCACCGTCGATGTCGGGTAAACTACCGTTATATCGACTGGTGAATTGTACGTTTCTCCATCTGGTTCAAATATAAGCCCACCGCCTGTTTGTAAGGATGAACTTATTATTGAAAACCCAGAAACATCGCCTTTCATCCCTCGTCCTGAAGTACCATGAAAGGTATCTATAACATTAGTAGCCAAATCCAGCGCAGTTGCAGCCGTCACAGCCCTACAGTTGATCGAATAATACTGTGAGTCCATTCCGTCTTTCCGTCCGCCCCCTGGCATTCTAAAAAAATTGATACACGGAACAACCGTGCTTTCCGGTCGCATCCCGTGATATACCCTGGTTGATGTGATCGCTGTAATCGCCGTTGTTTGCAACAGTGTATACCCGATCATCTGGTCTGCTGTCATAACAGATCCTTTAAGAATTCTTGTTTACCGTTTCGAGTCCATATTATTGGTACTTGACCATAAGCCATATTCAAAGCCGGTCTTAGATACGGTTGTGCATTCATGCGTTTTGTCCCGTATTCGACATAAGGAGCATAATCAAGCGCTGATCCAACAAGAACCTCATCGTCTGATCTCGGCTGTTGAATCGGCTTTAACGTTTCTACCTCATACTCATGCATGGGAACTTTATCAGCAAACTCGCTCGGACTATCAAGATCCGTAATCTTATCATTGCTCGCGTTCTGAATACTCGCAGCAAGGTAGCCATAGTTAACAGCGCACAATTGCTTTGCATCCGACATTACGACCATTCCAATTTCGTACAATGATTTCTCTTTTAGTTTCTTCGCTCTCTTTTTGATCTCATCAGCAAAGGTTTTGGTCTCGATTAGTGCCATTTGTCCAGCGCGAGTAAATGTAGTTTTCATGATTCACGCTCCATTCCTATCATCGTCAAAATACCCCTGTTGCTTACATCGTCTTGATGCCCGACAAGATTATACACAACGCTGTCATAAGTTGCCGTTTTATCGTCATCCGTAAACGTATAATCACCGGTTACAATTACCAGTACATGCGTTGACGTTTTGGCGATTTTATCACTTATCCGTCTGTCACCTTGCATGGGCGACCATATCGCAGCAACACTTATAATAGATGTGGTACTGGTTGTCACAGGATCGCCATAAGCGTCCGTTGTCGTGACTGTCCGTGTGATTGTGATCCCTGATAAATTAAGATGACTGCGTAGACTCATATCATTCTTACCACAGGTGTCGGCAACATCCCCAGGATTTCATTCGGGTAACCATATATTCCCAACCCCGGATCATCAGAATAACTTTCGCTAAATGGGCCAAGTGTAAAGCTCTTCACCCCGGGGGATCGTTTAGACCGTTTGTCGTAGTCATATTCAACCATCAATGCAGCTGCCTGTTTTACAGCAAGCGGCCATTTTACAACTGAGAACAGTATCGAGCGGCCAGATAATTCATCGACCACATCACCCACTGATACTGTCGCGGTCTCATCTGAAAACCCACTCACAGTATAGTACCCGTCATTCCGGTAGCTGTTTACAGTAACAATATCGTCGTCAGCAGCAAAGCCGAAATCAACCCAATCATTAGCATCAAGTACAATCGTTCCGGCAGTCGCGTTGAATGTGCATGATGCCTGCACCATGAGATCAGTACCGAAATCGTTATTACATATCTGAATGATACGTTCCTGAACAATCGGAATTAGCCCTGATGTCGTAATCGTTGCAGCGCTGGCGGTGATGTTAGAATATACGGTTACCTCAGTTGCTGTTATCAGTGCCATAATTTAATCCTCTAACCAGATCATTTTTAGTACGGTTCTGCATGATGCCGCATCTGCTGTAAATCTCATCAGATAATTTGTACTTGGTTTTAACAACCATACTTGACTTACAGCATCACCCCCGGAAACTTCTTTGAATCCAGTTGAACCGATAACACTTATTCCGATAGATGTTCCCACCGTTGCCACAGTCGGATCTTTTACAAGTATTGTATCACTTGTGGTTGTAACATTTCTGTTTGCATTTTTGGCTGTTATAGTAGTTCCTGCACTTGCAACTGGGCCCTCATAGAATCGCGCCAGCCCTGGGCCGTTAGTATTTGCAGATAAAGTAAGGTGTACATTTTGAGATGTCGAAGTCGTCATCATAACGCTTAAACTACTACCAGCCCCAATAACCTCAAACGTTCCAGATCGATATATTTCTCCTGAATGGATTGCGCGGTGTGACCAGTCTTCAGTAATTCTACCACCATGATCCCCGATAGGTGTCCATATGTCAGGATAGGCATCCGCTAGTCCCATAGCTCCCCCTCAAACAAAGCGGGCATCTCTGCCCGCATTATTTTACTCGTTGGCTTTCGGTGCCTGGAATGCTTCAATCGAAGCGGTACCAGTACCGGCCATGGTGATTACAAGCGTACCACCGGAGGTCTGGAATCTCGAAGATTCGAACAACTGTCCCCCAAGTATTACGCTTCCACTTGATACGATTGCGGTTAATGCCGCAGTCCCGATCCCGATATCACTGAACTCAGTACCAACGCCGATGGTCGGTGTAACCGATCCACCAACGGCGGAAATCCTTACCATCAAGGTTGAAAAATCAAGACTTGACTGTGCAGTCGTAGCCTGAATGGTGATGGTTTCAGAACTTGCTACAGCAGTTTTAGCCGCAATAGCAACACCAGCAATTACCGGAGTCAATACAGATAAAGTTGTGCTAGCCATTGTTTACCCCCTATCCTTTGGTCGCAGCGCAAGATACCATTGCATTCGGTTTTACGACCTTGGAGCCATAAACATAGAAACCACGGACACCTGATCCTTGCGTATCTTCAAATTTATCAAAATATGTGACTTCGGTAATCTGCATTACATGCCCGATAGCCGACCGATTAAACGCCATCATATTCCACACGGTGCCATTGTTGTTGACATTGTTACTCATCAGGATATTAAACCCGAACAACTGCCCTACATACCCGTTGATCAATGCTCCGTCATCAGCCGTTTTTACGGTTGCGGTTGCACTTACGGCACCACTTGCAGCAAGTACAAGGTGCTGATTGTACCACGGCGGGACGGCAATATACCTGCCACCAGTGGGAACATTTGCTTCATCAAGCTCAAGCTGCATGTTGGAAAGGTTCTTTAGAACATTCCCCGCGGTTACGGTCAACGCTGATACGCTGTTCCCGGCTCCGGTATACAACCCGGCAATATGCTGATCAATTGTGTCCGACATCGTATAGGAGGCTTCTGCCCCGAATGATGCCATCAAATCGACATTTGATTGCACTTTGTCAATGTCGTCAAGTTTCACGGCAAAGTAATCCTGCTGATCAATCAATAGTGATTTCTGTGCAGAATCCAAATTTTCCCAAGATATCGTGCCATTCTTGGTGTATGAATTTACGGTAACGGCTCCGATCTCACTAAGCCGCAGCGTATCCCCTTGCTTCAATTCCTTTTCATACTCTCTGGTAACCAAAGAAGCATGAACCAGATTTTTCCTGAGTGGAACAAGCACCGCTGAATGCCACATCTCAGGTATAAAATTTGCTAAACCCATGTTTTTCTCCTGTGACTATCAACCCTGGTTTGAAAGACGTTTTTCAAACATAGTGTTGTAGTGTTTTACTTTTTCCGCAGAGGTCATATTTGCGATCTCTACAGACTCGTTTGAACCACCACCAGACGGGACGTGCTTGCCGTCCTTCATCGTGGCTTTTACTGATTCAGTTTTAATATTTTCCCGATCCTCTTTTTCAGCGTCGAGAAACTCAATTAACTTGTCAGGATCACCCCCGTAGTTATCAATTAACCTAGCAGGTAAGCCCCTTGTGGTAGCCTCTTTATACCCGGCATTCAACCATTCTTGCCTTACGGCCCTGGCCTCTGACGCGGCGGCTTTTAACTCAATTGCTTCAATACGTTGCTCAGCAGTTTTCTTTACGGTCTCTTTTTCTTCAAGTTTGGCCATTAGTTTTGCAACCGTTTTATCACTCCCGCTCTGTGCCAACTTGATATCTTCCAACGCCTGCCTTGTCGCTGAAAGTTCCGTTTTTGTCGCCTCAAGCTGTTCGATCGTTGCAGCCTGTGCATTGTCATCGTTGCCCTTTGGAACCGTTACCGTTTCCACTGTGCTGATGTCTTGTACTTCCATTCTATGCTCCTATTTAATTTGGTCATAAAAAAAGGCGGGCCACCCCGTTTAAGGATGTCCCACCTGCTCTACGCCCAGTGTTCTTTTAAAGATATATACAAATTTATAATTTTGTCAAGGCTTGTCAGTTTCCTGTATACTTTTCTTTATCAGTACCACATTTCCGTTTTGAATAGTGACAACCACAGCTACCTCACCGAATGGTTGCGAATCTACTACCTCAATCATCCAATCAAGCGCCTTGTGCAATGCGGCGTGTGCGGTTCCACTAATCATTTTAGCCACTCCGGGTGATATTCTTTTGCATACTCTGTATAAGATTGATATTTGACAAGCCCCTGCTCCCTGGTTCTTCGGATCAATGGGCTGAACCCGTCAACCTCAAAACGTAATCTACACCGGCAATGTATACGATTCCCCGCCGACAGGTTCATATCGGCTGGATACCTCGATACTTCTGATCCGGGGCCGGCAAACAACCCTGTTTTCTCATTCCGCGCTTTCTGATCCATATCCCCATGCTGTCGCCTTGTCCTTCCGTCAAGTGTCGCATCCCAGATATACCGGCCTTCAACGCCGTTCTCCTGTGCCCTGTAGTAAGCCGCATCCTGACCTGAATTCATAGCCGTCTGGCCTTCGGTGCGAATGATACGGATGGCCCTGGCTGCCGTTGTATTGATGGATTTCTTCAGGTCTCTTGCCATTTTAGCGTATGACTTCCCAAGTGGCAGACCGTTACTGAGTGCAATCTTAGCTCCGGCAATCGCCTCATCGCGCATCATTTTAGCGGCAACTTTTCCAATTTGGCTTTCAAGGTTTTTACTTATCGTGATTTTATCCATTGGGTTATCGGTGTTTTTCAGGATAGCATCAAGGTTCAAGGTTCCCCACTTTAACCGGACACCCTGGCTACCATCGACAACCCAAGCGTGCTGAAAGAATGACTGTTGATAGACTTCCGCTGGCAATCGATTTGTAAGCGCCACAACCTTGTTCAACGATGGTTTGATATTCTTTACAATTTCAGCTTCAAGGTTTGTTAGCCGGTTGTATTGTGTCATTTGTGCTTTGGTCAACACCCCGTTTACTGCGTACTTTTCATAGATTTTAGTGAGCGTGTTCCTGGTTTCGGTTAGCGCAACCCTGAGGATTTCAGCCGCTTCTTTCTCATATTTGATAAGTAGTAAATCAAGCCGCCTGGCTGCTATGTCCTCAAGTTTCTTCAGTGTCGGCATCGTTATTATTCCTAACCGTTTCTATATCAGGATATGCGCTGTCTATTTCTTTCTTTTGCCTTTCCATTTCTACCTTGACAGTCGGTATAACTTTTCTCGGCATATTCTCCACTACCGATTCCATGCTGATTCCGGTATTCCTTAACTCCTTGGCGACCTCAGCTGCATTCATCTCATCGATAGGGATATTACGCCGATGGTTGATGATTACGTCCATAGGGTCGCCAACCGGGACACCTATCTTCTGCATGATTCCGGTTATATGCTCAATCCTGTCATATAGTCCGAGATCGAAATCAGCCTGTGCGCTTGATACGATGTTCTCAAAATCAAACAGCATCCTCTCGATTGCTGCCCCTGATAATGCCCCGCTGAACTTCTCACTGGTAAAATCAGGAACATGGCTTTGTTCATGTATCTGGTTTTGGAGTAACTTGGTCATGTATTCGATAAAGTCTTTCGGGATATCCTTGGTGAGAAAAGTTACATCGTCCTTGTCTTTCAGGCTGTCAAATGTACGTGATGCTTTGATCTTGGCAAGTATCCTTCTCAAAAGTTTCGGGTTGTCTCCGGTCGGATCGCCGATACTCATGCCGACAATTCTCAGATATGCGTTTGCAAACCGCTGAAACTCGATCATGGAATCCGACACGATAATATCATAGTCGTCAATAATTGGTGCCACGGGTTCTATCAACCCGATTGACCTATCATTCATGTAATATGGAGTTACAGGAACCTTCTCATAAAAATTCTGCTTTACTGACTCCCTTGTATATTCCCATTTGCCCGAATTGTTATTGGTGCGTTTATACACCGTTACCGCTTCATCGGTGTAGTATTCCACATTGTACACGTCGTCATCAATCTTAGTGTAGTAAATGGCGAACTTTTCATCAGGCTCAGGCTGTCTGTCATACAACAGGATCATGTTCCGTGGGTCAACAGTGAAAAACTTTGGCACAATGTTTGTGGTCAGGCCATCCGTCA